TAATAAGCTTCAGGCTATGATGGATGATGCTGAACGTGCTGCTGACGGTGGCGACAAAATGCAAAAAGCTTTTGGTGGTATTGTAAATGACCCCCTTCAAACAGAAAAGAAACAAGGGAGTGTTATGTACAAAGAAGTAGCAGAAGAAGAACTAAAGAAACAAATGCTTCAAGCTAATCAAACACCAAGTTTATTTGCAACGAGATAAGGCTACTTCGAAAGAACCCCTTATTATATTATTTTAACCTAGAGGCCACCTTGTAGTATCAAGCCCTAAAATACCTAGCTAGTATTTTGGCTACCTTGAAAGAGACTATCAAGCCCCAAAAGGAGTGTGACATGACCAATTTATTAGAAGAAAACGTAGAACGAGAAGAAGAAGTTGCTAACCCATATAACGCCCGAAAGGACTGGCACGAAGGCGAAGATAAACCCTTTGCTAGTGCTGACGGAGTTTACCATGAGCCTGAGCAACCCAAGAAGAAGAAGGCTACTCGCAAAGCGACCCCTGAATCTGATTCTCAAGATTCCAGTTATAAAAAAAGATACGATGACCTAAAGAAACATTACGATTCCAAGGTTAATGAATTTAAACAAAAAGAGCAAGAAATGAAAGCTGAAGCTAGAATGGCTCAACAGGTCGAACAAGAGTCAGCTTACGAAGAACAGCTCGAAAGTTTTAAAGAAGAAAATCCAGACTTGTACGGTGCAGTAGAAGCAGTAACTGCTAACCAAACAAACGAACTCCGTGAAAAGCTTTCAGTATTAGAACAACGTGAAGCTCAGATTGTACGCAGAGAAGCCGAAGAAACGCTTCGTAACTCACATCCTGATTTTGATTCAGTTCGAGAAAGTGAAGAGTTCCACAGTTGGGCAGAAGCTCAGCCTGAACAAATACAAGAATGGATTTATAATAACCCTGATAACGTAAGTCTTGCAGTTAAAGCTATTGACCTTTATAAAATGGAATCCGGCATTTCTACACCATCTAAATCTAAAAGGTCTCAGTCACAATCTAGTTCAGGTTCGGCAGCAGATTTAGTATCTACTAAAACCAAAACTGTAGATGCCAATGAGCCGAAAATCTGGACACAACGGGAAATTGCCGCTTTGTCTATGGCGCAGTATGAGAAATTTGAAAAAGAAATTGACCAAGCTGTATTAGAAGGCAGAGTAGTGCAATAATTTTTTTATTGTCTATTTTTAGGAGAAACATAACATGGCTAACAACATTTCAGACCAAGGCTTTGCACAAACAGATACAACAAACAACAACTTCGGTGCGAATACTAACTTCCTACCTGCAATTTACTCGAAGAAAGTTCTTAACTTCTTCCGTAAGTCTTCGGTAATTGAAGCAGTAACTAACACTGACTACACAGGTGAAATCAGTTCTTTTGGTGACTCAGTAAAAATCATCAAAGAGCCTACAATCACTGTACACCAGTACGAGCGTGGCGCAGACGTAGCAGCTACTAAACTAACTGATGAAGAAACTTCATTAATTGTTGACACTGCTAACGCTTTCAAATTCATCGTAGATGACATCGAAAGCAAAATGTCTCACGTAAACTTCAAAGAAGTAGCAGCATCTTCTGCTGCATACGCTTTGAAAGATGCGTTTGATGCAGGTGTACTTAGCACTATGCTTTCAGGTGCTTCTACTGGTGCAGGAACTACTCCAGACCACGTAATCGGTGCTGATGCTACCGGTGGTAATGCAGGTTTGGGAGAAACTTCAGCTTCTGTATCGCTAGGCGATGGCAGTGTTACTGCAACTGACGTTGACCCACTAGACCTACTAGCTCGTATGGCTCGTCTACTTGACGAAGCTAACGTGCCTGAAGAAGGTCGTTATGTAGTAGCAGGTCCTGCGTTCTACGAGCAACTGTCTCAGTCTAGCTCTAAGTTGTTGTCAGTAGACTTCAATGCCGGTCAAGGTTCAATCCGCAACGGTCTTGTAAGTTCTGGCAAGCTACGTGGTTTCAGCATGTATCGTTCTAACAACATGCCTGCAACTACAAACGCTACTGGCGCTATCGTAGGCGGTCACATGTCTGCAGTAGCAACTGCACAGACTATCACAAGCACTGAGGTTATTCGTGACCCAGACAGCTTTGGTGACATCTGTCGTGGTTTGCATGTTTATGGTGCTAAGGTTTTACGACCTGACGCTCTTGTAGCAGCTTACTACTCAGTATAAGTATGAATAGTGCGGGGGCTTTAATTAGCCCCCAATCTTTTACAAACAATCCAATAAACAGGATAAAAAATTATGGCTACAACGTACTTAGAATTAACAAACGAAATACTACGAGAATTAAATGAAGTCCCATTGACTTCTGTAAATTTTGATGAAGCTCGTGGTATTCAAGTACACGTTAAAAATTCTATCAATCGTGCATACACAGACATAATTAATTCAGAACCTCAGTGGCCTTTCCTTTCAGTAGCTACAAGCGGAACTACTGACCCAATGTACGGAAACGTACAAGTATCTACAGTAGCAGGTCAAAGATGGTATCAACTAAAAGCTGATAGCTCAAGTATTACAACGGACTACGGCTCAATAGATTGGGATAACTTCTACATGACTACTGTAGGCGTTACAAACGAAACAGCCCCTTACGTAGGAACTAACCTACGTTTCACGACCACCGAAGAGTGGAAAGACTTTGTAAGAGTCTCAGAAAATTTAGATGATGCGGATACTCAGACTTATGGTCAGCCTATCCGTGTTATAAGAAGCCCAGACTCACGTAAGTTTGGACTTAGCCCAATACCAGACAAAGAATATAAAGTCTGGTTTTTTGCATATAATCAACCAACAAAACTAGTAAGCTCTAGTGATACTCTTGTATTTCCTGATATGTATGCTTCAGTGCTTTCTGCACGAGCAAGATATTATGTGTGGCAGTTTAAAGACAGCCCACAGGCTGCAGCATTTGCACTAGACGACTATAAAAAAGGTTTAAGAAGTATGCGCTCAAATCTTATTGAACCTGTTCCTATGTATTTTAAAGACGATAGAGTGAGATTTATTTAATGCCAAGCACACAACCTTTTGGTATCTCATGTAAAGGAGGCTTGAATACAAACTTAAACGAGTTTGAAATTCTTGCTGCTCCCGGCTCTGCAGTACAGCTTACAAACTATGAAGTAGACCCTGACGGTGGTTATCGTAGAATTAACGGCTATACTCCTTATGGAGATATAAGAGACGATGTAACTCCTGCAGATGTAAAAGTTAAAGGTCTTCAGGTATATGCGGACGGAGTTATAATAACCGGAAATAACAAAGTAGTGTTTTCGTTTAAAGATAGTAATGGAACTGTACAATATATTCCAATAGATAATTCTACAACTGGACATCCGCTTTCAGGAGCTAATTATTTAGACGTTGGATATACTCAACATAAAACAGCTTTAAATTATTCCGACCAAGGTCAAGGCAATTTTACAGTTTATAATGATAACGTAGAAAACGGAAGAGTAATTATTTGTGATGGAGTAAATAAACCTTTACTTATTACCATCACAGGCTCAGGAGCTTTTTCTACTAGAAATATAACTGTAAATGAAATAACTGTATCTGGTTCAGTAACCCCTGCAGTAGGCACAGTTCACCGAGGAGTTTTTGTAACAGGCGGTGGAAGCTCAGCAAAGAACACAGTATATTGTTCAGCTACTGATGATGTGGCTTCCTTCGGTAGTGGACAGGACGTAACTACAGATGATGAAGTAGTAGGTCTTAAAAGTTTCCGTGAAGATATTATTGTATTCTGTAAAAATAGTATTTTTAATTTAAATGATGTATTTGACCCTAGCGCAACAGCTTTATTACCTATTACTAAAAACGTAGGGTGTCTAAACGCAGCAACTATACAAGAAATCGGTGGTGATTTGCTTTTCTTAGCTCCTGATGGCGTACGAACAGTTGCAGGTACGGCACGAATTGGTGACGTTGAGCTAAGCTCCGTAAGCCGTCAAATTCAAGCACGTATTACTGCAATAGCTGCTGAAGTAGAAAACTTTACGATTACAAGCTGTGTGATTAGAAGTAAGTCGCAATATAGATTATTCTATTCAAAAGACTCGGAGTTTGATATAAACTCTAGAGGAATTGTAGGAACATTAACACCTAATGGGTTTGAGTGGTCTGAAACAAAAGGAATTAAGTGCTATGCTTTGACTTCTGATTTTGATAATTCTGGAGTTGAAAAAAAATATCATGGAGACAATAAAGGCTTTTTGTTCAATCACGATATCGGCAATTCATTCTATAAAGAAAGCAGCGGGACACTAAGCGCATCTGATATTGAAGCTGTATATCGAACCCCTAACTTTGATTTTGGAGATTTGGGAACTAATAAAACTTTAGAATTTATAAAGCTTTCACTTACACCCGAAGCGGTAGCTACAGTTCGAATGAGAGTTACATTTAATGCAAATGATGAGAATACTCCACAGCCTTTAGAATATGAATTTCCATCTACAGCTAAAGGCACTACATTTGGTATAGGTTTATTCGGAACAGGGTTATTCGGAACAGCTGAAAACAACATTCTAAAAAAATTCGTACAAGGCAGCGGATACACAGTAAGCCTTAAAATACTAACAACAAATCAAGAAAGTCCATATACAATTAATGGATTCTATATAAATTACGCCCCTTCAACTAGGAGATAATAAATGGCTACAGGATACCAAAAAGTAAGCATATATGAAGATGGAGAAACCGTCTCCGCTTCGCTATTTAATAGTGATTTTAATGCGCTAACTAATGCTTTTAATGCAAGCACAGGTCACGACCATGATGGCACTACAGGCGGTGGCGCTCCTATTTCTAAAATTGGGGATGCGGATTTTAATAATAAAATTGAAATTGACGGAACAAATAACTTAATTAAGCTGTTTATTGAAGTAGGTGGAAATACAGCTACTGAGATTTTAAATGTTTCTGAAAACGCATTATTTCCTGTAGCTTCTAGCATAGGTTTAGGAACTGTATCGAACCCCTTTGATACAGGCAATATTACTACACTAACTTCTACTAGTTTAAATTCTACCAATTTAACTGTCGATACAGATACTCTTTATGTTGATTCTGCTAATGATAGAGTGGGTATAGGTACTACTAGTCCTGCCCAAAAACTACATATTTCTGGTGGCTCAAATGATGCTATCGTTAGGATACAAAGTGATGGTGTTACACGAATAGATTTTGGAAATAATAGTGATTCAGATGCGGGGCGTATTGAATATTTACACTCCACAAACGCTATGCGTTTCTTTACTGACAATACAGACCGTATGCGTATAGACTCATCAGGCAACCTATTGGTGGGTAAGACTGATACTACAGATAATGTAGCAGGTGTAGATTTACGAGCTACAGGTTTAATTGTAGGAACTGTAGATAATGGAACGGTTGGTTATTTTAACCGTACCAATGGTGATGGCAAGATTTTAGACTTTAGAAAAGACAATTTACCTGTAGGGTCTATTGGCTCAAGAGATGGAACAGCACTTTTCATTGAGAGTGCAGGTACAACAGGCACAGCAGGTTTAGATATAGATGTTGCCATTTCACCAAGAAAAGACGGTGCATTGTCAGACGGTCAAATAGATTTAGGTACTAGTGCTTATCGCTTCAAAGACCTCTACCTATCTGGTCAAACAAAAGGTGGAGATGGAACTGAAGGTGCGCCTACTTATGCGTTTGTCAATGATACAGATATGGGCATGTATCGAGCCGCTGATAACGAATTGGGTTTCTCTACTAACGGTGGAGAGCGTATGCGTATTGACGAATCAGGCAAGGTGGGTATAAACACTATAAATCCTGATGAGAGTTTACACATAAAGGACGGAACTCTTAAAATTTCAAATGACAGCTCGAAAATTATTTTGCAAGATACAGGCGGGTTTAATCCCATGCAATGTTCGATAACAAACAATAGTGGGAAAATAACCTTTTTCGATGACACTAATACTAATACTTTATTTTCAATATCAAGTAAGACTATTAATGTTGGACCTTCTACGCTAGGAGGATTTGAGGGTAAACTTAAAGTTGTAACGGAAAGCACTCAATCATATCTTGCTACAGACATGTTGAACCGAGCATATACATCAACAACACCCAACAGAGAAGTTACTTTAATGATGGCTAATTATGCTGAAACAGATGCTACTATAGTAACATCTATTATGGGTTTTGGTATATATAATGGTATAAATTCTCAGCTAGATGAACGAGCTGCTATGGGAGCAGTTTATAGTGCTGACGATGTAACCGATACTGCGCTTGTATTTGGTACAATGACAACAGGCGATACTAAGGTTAAAGAACGTATACGTATAGACTCAACAGGTAAGTTAGGTATAAATACTAATAATCCCGATACACTTCTTCATATCTCAGATACAACACTTAGACCCACGGTAACTATAGAATGTTCAAGTGCTGATGCAGGCGTTCCTACGTTAAAATTAAAAGGCAAATCATACTCAGAAATTAATTATGTAGATGAAAATGATGCAGTTCAAACAAATTTAAAACTACAAGATGGTGGTGTATTTAAAGTTCGTAAATCTGACAACACAGAAAATTTTGCGGTATCAACAACAGGTCAAATAACTGCTAAATCTGCAAGTTTAAATAATTCTAGAATGTTTTTTGATTCAGATAATGGTAGTGGACATAGTAGAATATTTTTTAAAGCAGATACTAATACTGAAACTGGAACCGCACAAGCTTCGTCTGGATTTTTCTTTGCAGAAACTACCAGTACTTACGCCGATGCTGCAAGTATAGTTTATACAGCTGACGATGAACATATAAGATTTGCTAATAAAGGCGATGTTCAAGTCATGTCAATAAAAGAAAATAAGGTAGGTATACTTACTACAGACCCTCAAGAGGATTTCCATGTTGCAGGAACAATACAATCAGAAAAACTAGTTGGTAAAGTTAGTAGTGGTGACTTTGTAATAGAACAAAAAGACGGTAATGGTGATGCTATAAATGCACTTGAACTAAACAGTGATGGTAATTTTAGAATAAGAGAAGCTAACAGCAGTGCATATATAATAGAATCAACCGATGATGACTTTAATATTCAAAGAAACAATGTTATCATAGACCCTGCTTCCGGTAATGCAACACTTACTTTACATACAGGGTCTAATAATAGTTCAGGAATATATTTTGACGCTCTTGCACCTGAAGAAACAGGAGCAGCTAATATATCTTATTCCGGTGTAAGTGATAAACTCATAATAAATGACGGCTCTGTAAATGCTTTAAATATAACAGGAGGAAAAGTAGGTGTAGTACAACAAATACCTACAGAAGCTTTAGATGTAACTGGAAATATCAAAGCTACTGGAACTCTTGAATTAGGAGCTATTACACTTCCTAACACAGACGGAACTAGCGGTCAAGCTTTAGTTACAGACGGAAGCGGAGCAGTATCTTTTGGAACTGTAGGAACTCCAACTGATGTTGTAGTAGACAGTGACTTTAGTTCTGCAGGCTTAATGCAAACAGATGGTTCAGGAACTTATAGTGTCCAAGCTATAGACGGAACTAATGGTCAAGTATTAAGCACTGACGGAAGCGGTGGACTTTCATGGGTTGATGCAGGAGCTTCAGATGCTATAACAGACGGTGACTTTACGAGCAGCGGTGTAATGCTAACAGATGGGTCAGGAACTTA